CATCTGACGGTAGCAAAGCGCAAGAACTACTTGGTGGAGAAATGAGAATCTGTGCCCCTTGGATTGACTCGTGTCCTAAAGAGTGATATGATTAGTTTATGTCTTGGTAGCTCAGCTGGATAGAGCAATTCACTTCTAATGAATTGGTCGGGGGTTCGAATCCCTCCCAAGACGTTGGAGTTTTTACTCCATATATAAACTGATAGAGGGTAAGTCCCTGTTATATCCTTATGAGGTATATCACACTTGCCCCATCACTACATCCTCTGGTAGTCTATTGGTAAGGACAGGCAGACAATGCACTGGGATACTGAGTTCGATTCTCAGACAGAGGAAACTTTATCTCTTATAAATAATGGTAGAACAATCAAACTTCTACCAAATGTCTAAAGAAACTAGAACGTATGCTGATCGTAGAGAAGTAAACAAAGCAAGCGTTATTAAAAGACGTAAGCAAAACAAACTTCTTTTAGTAGAATATAAAGGTGGTAAGTGTGAATGTTGTGGATATGATAAGTGCATCGCTGCCTTAGAGTTCCATCATCTCGATCCCACTACCAAGGAATCTAAAAACCTTGGAACCACCGTGGCCATCGAAAAACAGAAGATAGAAGCAGATAAATGTATTCTTGTTTGTGCTAACTGCCATCGGGAGATACATCACGAACAACGTAATGGGATGTAGCACAACGGCAGTGCGAAGAGCTGTTAACTCTTAGGTTACAGGTTCGAATCCTGTCATCCCAGTTGAAAGGTCTGGAAATGTTCGGGTCTTTCAAATTTAGAAGTAAGAACTGCGGTATATCCAAGAGACCCTGCTTATATCTCAACACGGGAGATTGGCGCAGTGGTAGCGCAGCTGCTTTACACGCAGACGGTCATTGGTTCAAATCCGATATCTCCCATATAAATATCCAAAGAAATGTGAAAATATTATGGAAAACTTACGAATTAGATGTAAATCTTGTAATAGAGAACTAGAGGGTCACTCATCAAAAACAGTTTCTTGTGGTTGTTCTAATATGGCAACTATAGTGAACAATAGTAAAATCACTGCACTTGATTTATCTAATGTGGTAATGTTAAACTCTCCACATACAAAACAAAAATCAAATGTTCTTTCCTCTCAAGATATTATGTGGCAGGAAGAAAGACGGCAGCGTAAAGTTCGTCGTTTAGATTTTGAGGTTCGTTAAAAACTTTTATTGGAAAGGTGACCGAGTGGTTTATGGTGTTTGTCTTGAAAACAAAAGATGTGAAAGCATCCGGAGGTTCGAATCCTCTCCTTTCCGTTACATAAGATACTAAAACACTTTTAATATTATAATATCAACACATAATACTCATAGTTAGTATCATACTTATACTAAATTATTAGTATAAACGCACAAAACTCAATGGATCAACGCACCTATGACAACTGGGTGAAGATCAAACAGACTTTTGAGGAGTCTGGTAATACAAATACTATATTTTATGCACGGGCTTGTGAAATTGTAAAAACAAAAAGAGACCCTCTCGCAAAATATCTTGGTGATACAAATGAGTAATGAAATATTGGTTGACAAAGTTGGTTGATGCTGCTACTATAGATAAAGAAATACGGGCATTAGCGCAGTTTGGTAGCGCGTTCCGTTTGGGGCGGAAAGGTCAAAGGTTCAAATCCTTTATGCCCGATTTACAAAAAACTTACATTATTAAAAATGGATCAAGAACTTAACAAACTAGAATCATTCACCGTTGAAGAGTTTCAAGCAGATTTTGATGCTCTTCTGGATAGAGTTGAGAATGGAGAATCCTTTGTTATTAAAAGCGAACACGGTAATGCAGTTATGATTCCTTATAATGAAGTTGTGCAAATACTTGAAGAGTCTGGTGTGAGTGAGGATATAATACGCATTCACACCGACCACGAAGAAGGTTCGTGATTTTATGCGAGTGAGACTTGGTAGTCAGAGGAGTTTTATAAACTCTTTCCGCCAGATTAGCGGCTTTGACCTGGTTCGAATCCAGGCACTCGTACTTTGCTCCTTTAGCTCTCTGGCGAAAGCACCGAACTCATAATTCGGCTAAGGTCAGTTCGATCCTGACAAGGAGCATCAGGACAGAAATCAAACTGTCCTACTTGACTTTCACAAGTCAAACCTCTATAATAAACAGGTAAACAAACAAGTCAAATGACTCTTACTGCTAAATTCAAGAAAGACATTCAAACACTTCGTGCTGCCGCCAACGGTGATTTTTATCTTGATGTAAAGAATCCGAAACTTTACAAAAAAGTTCGTCGGTATTATGAAACTGAAGGTGTAGTGTTCTCTGGTGATCCTTTGGATGATTATGAAATGCTTATGGAATATGTTCTTGTTGATTTGGAAACTGTAGAAGTACGATGATACAATCTAAAGTTATTCTTGAAAAAGAAGAATATAGGTTTGTAGAAAAAGGTATTATTGAACTCAACGGCAAACCTGATTATCGCCTTCAAAAAAAAGACTATTATACAAAACGATGGAACGACATCTATCTGTTTGATAATCAGATGCAGTGTTTGACTGCTATGGAGGACCATCAATATGCCCGTTGGTTAGATCCTGATAGAGTCCCTTGTTATGTGAAGGACTATGATGATGAAGACATGGAGAGTCTTTAAAAACCCTGGTCGGTGATGAACCCCTTTAGTCACGGAGAGACTCTAAAAGCACTGGTGGATCCAAAATGACCCCTCAATAGGTTTCCAATTTCCTTCAAAAATTGGTGGTGCGGATGGAGAAAACTCCCGCCTGGTTTCTTGTTTCCAGTCAAAGAATAAGTGGCGAGCCTAAAAAACCCAAAGGAGAGTTGCATAAACTCTCCTTTTTTAGTATAATATTAAAAAAAGGTTTTTATATGAAAATAGGATTCAACTGCAGTTCATTTGATTTATTTCATGCTGGACACGTAACTATGCTCAAAATGGAAAAAGAACTTTGTGATTATTTGAAAGTAGCACTTCAAGTTGATCCTACGATAGATCGTCCTGGTATTAAAAATAAACCAGTCCAATCTGTATATGAAAGGTATATACAGTTACAAGGATGTAAATATGTGGATGAGATTCTTGTATATGAAACTGAAGCAGACCTTCTTAATTTAATTCAAACACAAACGCTTCACATTCGGTTTTTAAGTGAAGAATATAAAAATGTTGATGTTACTGGAAAGCAATATTGTATAGATCATGGTATAGAAATACATTATCATTTACGAAGACATCAATACTCTTCTACCGAAATTAGAAACAGAGTTTATTTGCTTGAAAAACAAAAACGAGACGAGAAAAATCAAGAGTCGGCAGTAAATCAATATTCACCAGAAATATTAAAAAAATATTCAATTGAGAATAATTAATTATGACAATTTTAGTAACTGGCGGCGCGGGATTTATTGGAAGTAATTTTCTTCATCATTTAATTTCTACCACCACAGAACAAATTATCTGTATTGATAAATTAACTTATGCTTCTGATTGGCACA